CAAAGAGCGAGCTAGACGCGCTAAAAGAGGATTTTTGCGCTGATTTTTGCAGCGACGAGGAGTGCGAGAAATACATAAAAGAGTGGGCGGCAAAGGGCGTCGCCGTCGATCCGCACACGGCTACATGCTTTAAAGCGGCGACAAATTTAACGCGTCCGTCCGTGATAACATCGACCGCGCACTGGGTCAAATTTGCTCCAAGTATGTTTAAGGCGCTAAAAAACGAAACGCTAAAAGACGAAAAAAGAGGTCTTGAGGCTTTGGCAGCAGAGTTTAAGGACGAAGTGCCAGGCGCGATAAAGTCGCTATTTACAAAAGCCGCCGTGCATAATGAAATCGCCGCAAAGAGCGAAATAGAGGCTAAAATTTTAGCCTGGATCGAGCGATGATCATCATCCCTGCAAGGCTCGCTTCGACGCGAATGCCTAATAAAATTTTACGCGAAATAAACGGCGTGCCGATGTTTGTCGCTACGGCGCACAGAGTGAGCGCGGCTGATGAGGTCGTGATCGCCGCAGACGATGAGGGCGTGGTGCAGATCGCGCAAAAATTCGGCTTTAAAGCCGTGATGACGAGCCGGGCGCATCAAAGCGGAACCGACCGCATCAACGAAGCTGTGGGCATACTCGGTGTCAAAGATAGCGAAATCATAATAAACGTGCAGGCCGACGAGCCCTTTATCGAGCCTGAAAATATCGTCAAATTTAGAGAATTTTGCGAGAAAAACGCGGAGAGAGCGTTTATGTTTTCGTGTTTTAAATTTGTCGACAGCGAACTAGCTGACGATAAAAACATGGTCAAGGTCGTGACCGACGACGCGGGCTATGCGCTTTATTTCTCGCGCTCTCGCATTCCGTTTGACCGCGCACCGTTTAACGCGTATAAGGCGCATCTGGGTATCTACGGCTACGGCGCGGCAAATTTGAAAAGATTTTGCTCATTTGCGCCGTCGACTCTCGAAAATATCGAAAAGCTCGAGCAACTGCGCGCTCTATCAAACGGCGAAAAAATCCTCATGCTTGAAGTGCAAAGCGACAGCATCGGCATAGATTGCGAGGAGGATCTGCAAAGGGCGCGGGCAAAATTTGGCGTTGAGATAGATTAACGCCCAAAGCCCTAAAATTTGGTAAATTTGCCCAAAAGAAAAATGCATGACGAATGAGAAATTTACCGAACAGGTCACGACTTTGGCGAAATTTTTGCAAACATACTGCGGCGACAAACATGCGCTAGAGACGAAGCGCGAGATAAATTTGGAGCTAATTTATAAGGGCGAAAGTCTAAATTATAGCGTCCAGACGCAGCTTTGCGCCGAGTGCGAGCAGCTATTTTTCTACGCTCACGAGCGGCTTTTGGCCTGTTCCCATGATATCAAACCGAGCTGTCGCAAATGCCCGCATCCGTGCTATGAAAAGCCTAGATGGACGCAGATGGCAAAGATAATGAGATATAGCGGCGTGAAGCTCGGGCTTGTGAAGCTTAAAAAGATATTTACGTTTTCAAAAACGGCGGAGTAGGGCTCGCTAAATATCATGCTTGAAACCAAATTTGGTAAATGATTCGACCAAGCATAGCTTCAATGCTATTTTAAAATCAACACGGAATAACTCGAAATTTTGAATTTTAGCCGATGGGCAGCGCAAATTCAGTGAAAGCATAATCGCTTAACTGTTTTAATCAAGGTTTAGAGTTTTTGGGATTTTGGAGATTAGGTGGTTACCCTGAAATAATCTACCGTAAGTTTTCTTTTTGATTCTTTGGCGTGTATTTACTCGCCGATAAGCCCTATTTTTAGGGCTTATTTTTACTTTTTTAATTCTTTTTAATTCTTTTGTATTTATAATAATTCCGTTTCAAAGTGTACAACAAACTGTACAACAACATACAAATTCCAAAAAGGAAACCGATGGCAAAGGTATTAAATGCGGCGCAGGTTAAGGCTCTAAAATATGCAGGCAAAGGCAGATCAAGCGTTTACGGCATAGATAGCACGTGTAGTCTTTATCTAGTATGCTTTGACAACGGGACTAAATTTTACAAATTTCGGGATAAAAAACTAATTACGATCGCAAATTTTGCAGATATAACATTGTCTGAGGCTAGGCAAAAAGCAATAGAGCTAAAAACCGCCAAAACGGCCAACGTTTGCGTCAAGAAAGTAAAACTAGCCGAAGCTTTTGACGAGTGGCTAGATATTAAGATAGAGGGCGACGGCAGCGAGGCGGCTTATCAGAAGCGCAGGAAGCTAAAAAATAGGGTCAATAAGTGGATATTAGCGCCATTGGGCGATAAATTCTTAAACGAGCTAAATAAAGATGCCGTGATAAAAGCCACAAAGAAAGCACATCTAACGAGCGCAAAAAAAGCCTTGCCGGTGCTAAGGGATGTTTTAAAATATGCGCGCAGCCAAAACGCCGTTTCAGACATCGCTTTTATTTACGAGATTTTAGAGGATATGGACGAAATTTACGTAAAAAAGCCCGTAATTAGGCGCAAAGCGGTAACCGATAAAGCTAGGCTAAGCGAGATAATAGGCATAGTAAAGCACGCCTACATTAACGAAACGATAAAAAACTTGTTCTTTTTTAATCTTATTATGGCGCAGCGGCCGCATCAAATACGCGAGCTTACTTGGGATAGGGTGGATTTAAAAGAGGGGTTTGTATATTTTGGGGAGAGCGACAATAAAACCAAAATAAATGCTCGTTTGCCCTTACCAAAGGCGGCGGTTAAAATCCTAGAGGAACAGGCGAAAATCAGCGGGGGAGATGGGATAGTTTTTAAATCTAGTATTTGTTCGGCTCGCGGCGGGTGGAAAATAAGCGAAAATACGTTATTAAAATCCATTAAAAGTTTGGGAATAGACGACCTGCACGCGCACGGCTTCCGCTCGATGCTAGCGACCTTTGCTATACGTGCGGTTGAGGTTGTAGACGGGGTAGAGCGGGGGAAATTTGAAAAACGGATAATAGATGAAGTATTGCTGCATACTAGAGGTAGCGAAGTAGATAAGGCATATTTTAGAGATTTTAACTCGCGAGAACATAAAAGGCTTTTAGAGTGGTGGAGTGAGTTTTTAGAGGGGCTAGGGGCATAATTACGCCCCTTTGAGCTTATGCTCTCGCCAAGCTTTTAGGTCGGCTTCGAGCCAATCAAGCGGGTATCTTATGGTACCGTTAAATTCAATGTAGCGCGGAGTAAATTCCCACTTGCCCTTGTATTTTTCCATTCGCATTTTTGCCAAAATGCCGCTTTTGGGGCTATACCCTAGCATTACGGACGCTTCTTTTTGAGTTAATAGTTTCATTTTTACTCCTTTATTTGCTTAACAAGAATTATGATACGGTTAAGCCGGCTATCGTCAAGCTTCTCAATCTCGCGCGTTATCCAAGCGATTTTGGCGTGTCGTTTGGTCTCGGCTTGCGCCAATTCATTGTGTTTCTTACAAAAATTACATAGCCGCGCAAAGGCAGCCTGGAATTTAGTTGTCATTTTGCGCCTCCAGCTCGTCGGCTACTAGCGTCGCGTATCCTGCGATGTCACGCCAATGGTCGACAAAATTCGGATTGCCTGCGACTATGCGCGCTATTTTGTGGCAAATCATTTCTAGGGCTTCTTGTTGTTGTGGCGACAAGCTGTTGGCGTGTGTGTCGAAATGGCAACTGATAGCCTCTTTCAGCTCTTGACTAACCTTTGCGTGTTCCCGAAATTTGCCGTGCGTTTTCCCGCGCTCGGCTAAAATTTCATCAATATTCATTTTTCATCCTTTATCCTAAACCCAAGCGCATAAAGCGGAGCGATTTCTACGCTCTCGCCGACAAACGCCTGCGCCTGCGCTCTCGTCATCCTTGTTTGGCTGATGTGCCAGCCGTCGGACATTTTGAATTCCCAATACCAAAGCACGTCGTCAAAATAAACATAGTTATTTACATCTTTATCGCCTCTTTCTTTTATGTATGAGCTCTGATAAAAATCGTTTCTCGGGTGCAGTGGTTCAGCTTCGCTTAGTTTCCAAATCATTAAATCAGTATCCTTAAATTCCGGCTTTTTTGGCTTCACGCGGTATTCAAAATTAGCCCAATCCCAAAGCGGGTGCCTAATCTCGCTCCAATCGTCCGCGCCTTTGTCGCTTACTTCTATCGCCTCGCCTCTAGCGTGGGCTTGCATTACTTCGATCATTTCGTCCGTGTTCATCGTCTTATCCTTTCAATCGTTTCTTTTATTTCTTTTACGTCCTCTATCCAGGACTTGTACGGCTCCCTGTTTGCCCCGTGCGCCAAATCTATTTTTAGCTTCAGCGCATCGAGCCGTTTTTCAAGTACCATTAGCCCCTCGATTATCGCTCGTAAATCGTCTGCTATTTCTTTCATCATATGTTCTCGATGTAAAAATACGCTAGGCGTTGGCTATCCTCCGCCTCTTTGCGATACTTCGTGTCGTAGCTTTTGTTTGCGATATACGCGATTTTGTCCTTGTTGAGCGCGTAAAATTCCGCTAGTATCGGAGCTAGCTTTTGCCCCTTACGCTCGTTCGGTGCGAAACGCAGATAAAGCAAATCGCAGGCTAGCTGCGGGGCTGTCGTGCCGAAATTTTCTTTTCTAACGGCGGCTTTGTTGCTAAGCGCATCAGTTTGTATGTCGATACGTTTCTTGTATTCGTGGTAGTATTGGACGATCGGAAACATCGCCGCTAAAAGCTCATCAATAAATTTGCTCGCCTTTTTGTTTATGAATAGCCCTAGCTCCTGCGTGCTATCCATTTTTAAAAAACTATACGCCATAACGAAAATAGCGGCGTCCTTTAGTTCGTTGGTAGTCATATTTTGCCTCGTAGTAAGCGGGAATTAATCCCGCGATTTGTATAATTTGGAATTGTTTTTCTTGTAGCCTTTTTGTAGGAGATTAGGCTACATTGTTTTTTATTTTCTCGTAATCCTCAATCTTGCGTTGCATTTTGCTAAGAGTGCTTTGTAGCGCCGTCAACTTATCTCTTAGCGCGCCTCCTTTGCCGAAAATATCCGCTACGCTTTCGGGTACCCAATCGTTTAATTCCTCGTTTAGCTCAACCGACGCGCCCCAAAAATCGCCGTAGGCTTCCTCTATCTCGTCAAGCGCGTATTCTTTCGTGAGTTCGACCTCGATCTCGTATTCTTTTTCTGCTATCTGCTCGTATCCGTGTTGTTTTAAAACATCGACTATCATATTATTGTAGTCCACGTCCGCCGCGTTCTTGGCTTCCTCTAGTGTATTTGCATAAAAAGTTTTTGCTACTACTAGCTCGTCCGTTACTATTATGTTAAATTTTCTCATTTTATGCTCCTTTTTAAAATTTAGTTATGTCTATGTCGTAAACCGCCGCCCATACGTCTTTATGGTAAAGCCTTATGCCGTCGGGGTAGTTTTTGTCTTTTATTTTTGGTCTATCTAGCCCTAGCTCATTTGACTTTCTGCGCAGATCGGCGTATCTAAATTTGTTTTCCATCACGCCAAGCTCCCCAGCTACCTTTTTAATGCTAGCCCACTCTTTACTCTTATCTAGCTCTACCTTTAGCCGCTCGTTCTCTCTTTTTGCCGCGCTTGCCGTAGCCATAGCCGTCGCTTCTCTTTTCGAGCCTATCCACGCTTTAGTAGCCAGCGCTTGATCTCTTTGTTTTAGTGCGAGTTCTTTTTGTTCTACTTCGTTTGCATACGCTCTTAATGCCGTCGGCAAATCCTGCGGGATAAAATTTTGTTTATGCATTTTTTCAAACTCGATAAAGTAGCGCCTGACCTTTTTGCCGACTTCGTTTCGCTCTAGCATCGCGATCTCTTTTGCGATGTCGGTCGAGAGGATGTATTCATTTTTGATACTCGCCTTTTTGCCGTGTTCGGTCATCGTTTCACATTTTTGGGGAACGATGATGTAGTCGGCATTTTCGACGGCGTCCGTCTCCTCCAGCCTCCTTTTTATCCACGTCGAAAAATCTGTTTTGCTTTCCAAAACCGCGTGTAGTTCTCGCGCGTTGACTGAATTTATTTCGGCACCGTTAAAATCCGCTTTGTTGATAGTGATTAACTCTGTCATTTTGTTTCTCCTTTTAGTTGAAGTATATTTAAAATTTTGGCTCTCATCGCGTTGTGATTTTTCGATAGCGCGTCTAAAGCGCAGAATAAATCATAAGCACAGTCAAGCACCTTGTAGCTTACTTCCTCGTCGCTGTCGGTCGGCTCTATTTTGTAGAGCGCTAGATACTGGGCGAATTTTTGTTTGTTAGGGGCGTTCATTTTTGCCCCCTTGTAAGTTGTAAGACAATATAAGCAAGTAAAAGCACTTGCAAGACTTCTAATATTTCACTCATTTTAAGCTCCTTTAGCTAAAATATGAGTAGCACAATGTTTTAGGTTTTAGGGGCTTTCGCCCCCTTTGCTAGATCCAAATTTTAAGGATTTTGCAGATTAGATAAATCAGTATCGCGAGTTTGATTAAAAAATCTAACCTTTGCATTGTGCTACTCCTTTCTATCAAACAAGTATTATTTTGTTGCTTGATGAGAGAATTATAGCATTATTTTGAGACTAAGTCAATAGTTTTTAGTAGTAAAATGAGATTTTTTATAAAAAATTGAGTAATATTTTGAGACTTTTTAACCAACGCAAAAATGCGTCGGTTAATCTAAAAGTGTTTTTAACGCGGTTTTTAGCGTCTCGGTATTCGATAATTGCTTTTTTAGGTTTTTAATTTCAAGTAGCATTTCGCACGATTTAACAGCCTGCGTATTTATCTCGTCGCTCGTTGCTAGTCGCTTAATGCTTCCCTCGCTTAATCCTATCGCCTCGCCTAGCTGTTTGTATGTTAGGTTAAGCTCTTTGCAGGTGGTTTTAATTATGTTTTCGGTCATTTTTGCCCTTTCTAAAATCCTAAATTCTACAAAAACCTAAATTTAAAAGCCCTTACGGGTTGCCGATCCGTTTGATTATAGTGCGCAGCTTGGTGTCTTTCGTAGTCATCGCCGTGGCTTCTAGTCCCTTTTGCGCCAATTCCTTAATTCCTAGCAAAAGCTCTATCGTGCTAGGCGGCAGAGCTTCCTTTTTGCGTCGCTTTCCTTGCGTAGGTTTTTGCGTGGGCGCGCTAGGTGGTAGGCTTGCCCAATACTCGTCAAGCTTCTCGCCGTAGTATTCAAACGCGTCCGCCTCGCTTAGCCTAATATGCTCGGGCAACGGGTCGCTAGCCCACTGTCCGTTTTGCATACGCATTGTCGATTTTTGAAACATTACCGCTTCGCCGTATGTCATTTCCCTCTCCTCGCTACGTCGCTATCGTTATCTATCCAGCGTATAGTTGGCGCGCCCTTGTGCCTAGTATCGAAAATATACCAAGCATATACCATCATCCCCGTTTCGTATTTGCCGTCTGGGCGTATCTGGGCTGATAGCAAAGGGTAGCGCGCGAAAACGTAAACTTTTTCCAAAATCTCGCGCGAATAAATTTCGTCTAGCCGCTCTTTGCCGTGCAAATAATTAAGCGGCAGTAAAAACGCAAATCTAGGCGCGACTTCGCACGCCTTTAAAATAAACTCTTTGGCGAGGCTAAACGGCGGATTTGTGATAATCGCGTCAAATTTGCGCGTTTCGGCTAGAAAATCCTTGCCGTCTAGCAGTAAATCATACGCCGTAACATCCTCGTAGCCAGCTTCTTTTAAAATCGCCGTTATCGCGCCCGCCCCGCAAGCAGGCTCTAGTATACGCCCCTCAAACTTTTCAACTTCTAAAAGCCGCCGCGTGATGTTATATGGCGTCTGGTAGAAGTCGCTTTTTGATCGCTTCTTGTTCGTGTTGCCGCTGAAGTTCTTGCCCATAGCTAGCCCTTAAAACGGTATCGTTTCGTCGTTGTCATATTTATCCGCATCAATATCTATTTCTGGCGCGTCGTAGCTTTCAGGCGGTTTTTGCTGTTGCGGTTTCTTAGGCGCGCTTTGTTGCGGGCGCTGATTTGAATATCCGCCTTGTTGATAGCCTTGATTACTATTTTGATTGTATCCGCCTTGCTGTTGCCCTCCGCCTAGCATTGTCATATTTTCGACGGCTACCGTGTGCTTGCTTCTATTATTCCCGTTGTTGTCCGTCCATTGGTCGAATTTTAAGCGACCTTCGATCAAGAGCTTTGAGCCTTTGGAGAGATATTGGTTTGCTATCTCCGATAGCTTACCGAAAAACGTTATGTCAATAAAGCACGTTTCTTCGCGCTTCTCTCCGTTTAGCGTGTATTTTCGGGTTACGGCAATGCCGGAGCTGCCTATCGCTGCGCCGCTTTGCGTGTATCTGAGCTCGATGTCGCGCGTGAGATGTCCTACTAAAACTATTTTGTTAAACATCTTTTAGCCTTTCGCCTATTTGCCCTTATCCTTTGGCTCCTATCGTAAGCGCCTTTTGTGCGTCTTGTTTTTGAGCGAGGCATGCGGGATTTGCTCTTTTTTGTTTGTGGCGCGTCCTGAAAAGTATCTACACTATTTAACCCCGCAAATAATGCACCTAAAACTCCTAATGCTTTCATTTTTAACTCCTTAAATTTTCCATTAAACTATCGATTGCGTTCGGATCTGCTAAATAAGCTTTCGCTTCATCAGGCGACACTCTTTCCAAAAGCTTTTCGGCTTCGGCTTCGCTTGCGCCTCTACTCATTAGCTCGCTTTGCAATGCATCAAGCGGCAAGACGTCCTCGTTTACGTCGATTTCTGCTTCAACGGGCGCGGCTTCAATGTATTCGGCTTCGTCAACTGTCAAATTTTGTTTGACAGTTGAGCTGTTCGGTTTTTCCGAACTGTTCAAAAGCTCGTTTAGGTTTTGTGCTGTTTTTGTTTCAATTTTAGGCGCGTTTTGCTCGGCTCTTATCGGCTCGTCCTCTAAACTCAACGCTTCGGCTAGGCTATCGTTTATCGGCAGGCGCGAAGCAACGTATTTTATGGCTTTGGCTTTATACATCTCCTCTGCCCATTCGAGCCAAATGTGAGCTAGTTTGTCTTGGCTTTTTTGATTTTGGCTTTTTAGGCGTAGTTTTTCAAGCTTTTTCTTGCTGACGAACTCGCTAAACTCCGCGCCTTGCTTATCTACCGCGAATACCAAAACACCCCTTAGGTTATCAAACACCCATTTGCCGTCCGTTTCGTCGCGCTCGTCGTAACTAGGAATAAAATTTATCTCGTCTTTTATGCCTGCGAAATTTATCTCGAATTTATCGCAGCTATACACGGCGATAGCCCTAAATTTCCAGCCGTTGCGGTAGCCTAGGCTAATAAGCCCTTTGTAGCCTATTTGAAGTTGCGCTACGCCCCCGTAAGGCACGACGTAGGCTTGACCGAAAAGCTTATTCGGATGCAGGCCGATCTGGACTATTTGCATTGCCGTATTTACTATACTTTCGACGTTGCAGCCTCTTAGGTCTTTGTCGTTAGCGATATTTACGATAGCGGAGGCAAAGATCGAAGCCTTAGCCTTATCTCCGCCTAATATCGTTTGGATTTGGCTCATTTTTAAGCCTACCAAATCCCTTGCGTTTTGCTCCCTAGTTTGTAGTTGGTTCATTTATCTATCCTTTCAATTTTCACTTCGCTATTTTCAAAGGGCACGCCGCTATTACCATACCCATCCATTATTCTGCCCGTAGGCGAAAACTCTTTGCCGTCATAAAATATTTCCATTAAATACGCCCCATTAAAATCCAAACTAAAATAGCCGTCATTCACGGGCTCAACGTCTGCTATTATCTCGATGTCTCTAAAACTCGCTTTTACTTTCATTTTTTTATCCTTTCAAATTTATGCTATCTGTTCGTAAAACTTCCACGTCGGCAGGCTTAGCGTTTGTATCGCTTCTATTCGCTCGCTTTGTGGCTCAAATTTGGCATATCCCCACCACTCGCCGCGCGCTAGGCAAAGCTTGTAGCGTTCAAGTAGGGCTTGGTAGGTTTTGCGCCCTTGCTCTATCGCGGCTTCATCAAGAGTATAAAAGCCGACCATAAAGGGCTTTTTGGTCTCCACCGCGATAAAAAGGAAGTTATTAACTGTTTTACCGAGGCTTCTCAAAATATCGCCATAAAACGCCGCTTGCACGTGGTAATTAAAACTAGCTACCGAGCGCGCAAAGCCGTCCGCGCTAGCGTCTGAAGTGGTCTTTAAATCTATGCAAAGCCCTAAATTTTCGTTAAAAAAATCGGGGCGACATTTAACCGCTACGCCGTCAATCTCGCTAAAATAGCTTTGCTCGGCTAGCCCGTCTCTTAAAAACACCGCCGTTTCTCGCATAGAATTAACGGCGTTTGCTATTTGCTCGACTATGTCGTAAGTCTCGCCGCTAATAGCTGTTTTATCACCCAAATTTGCCAAAAACTCGTTGTAGATTGCTTTGCCCTCTTTGGTGCGCTTATCGACGTCCGGTTCTACGCTAAACTCGTTAAAAAAATCTTTCGGCTCTAAAACGAGCTTATGCACCGCCGAGCCTAAGACTAGAGCCGCGCTATCTTTGCGCTCAAACTCGTCCTTGTGCTTGTAGTGATAAGGGCTACGAGCTAGCAAATCAAGATCGCTCTTTGAGATTTCGGGGCGGGCGTGATACTCTTTATTTGTCATCTCTGCCCCCTAAACGATTTTATCCGAGCTTCAAACTCGCGCATTGTTTTAATACTCTTTGTCCTTAGTCTGTCTTTGTTTTTTAGGTATTTTCTGTAGTTGATCATCATTTGCTATCCTTTAAAATTTCAGTTCCGCTTCGATTTGGTCGTTTATCTCGTACGCCAGATCGTCAAAGCTGATTAACTCCTCGTATTCGCTCGTTAGTTTGTCGAGATGATCTCTAGCTATGGCGATTATGTCCGCCGCCTTATCGCGAAACTCGTCAAATCTCGCATCTAAAACCGCCTGCGCCTGCTCGTATTTCATAAGGTCGTAATCGACCGAGTCCATCGCGCTCATTTTTTATCCTTTCAAAATCTGATTTTGTTCTATAAAAAAGCGGTCGTTGTCGTTTGCATACGCCATAACCGCGCCTATCTCGCTATACACGCCGTCCATTTGATACTGGATTTTGTTTAATAGCCTTACTATCTCGCTATCTTTGATGTTTTGCTTTTGCTTTAGCTCTTGCGTGCGCTTAAAGTAAAAATCCCGCTCGGCCTTGGCATTGTGTAGCTGGGCCCGCAAGTTTTCCTCTCTGTCCTCGTAGCGCTCTATAACCTCCGCGTCGTAAATCTTGCCGCGTTTGGCTAGTTCGGTTTTTAAACTAGCGATAACAGCGCTATGCTTCGCTAGTTGCCCTTTGTAGCCGTTGATTTGATTTTGGTGGTCTTTGGCGTCTTTAATAGCACAAGCTTGTAGTGAGCTTACCTTATCGGCTAGGGCTAGGTTTCGCGCTCTAGTCTGGGCGTATTCCTGCGCTTGCTTTAGGATTATCTTTTCAAGCTCTTGCTCCGCCCAAATCCTAAACGCCTTTGACTCGTTCGAGCGGATAAACATACCAAGCTTGATGATGCCGCGCAAAGTCCATTTGATGACGGGACGATTGCGGTCGTTTTTGACTACGACGAAGTGAATGCCCTCGACGATTTCGTCTGCGTGTTCGCGCTTATGGTCCTTGATATTGGTTACTGAAGTGCCATAACGATTAGCCACATATTCGGTAGTAAAGGTTTGGAAATTTAGAATTTCAACTTGCGTTGGTTCTGTTTGGAATAAACTTTGCATTTTTTCGCCCCTTGTGTGGATATTGTTTAAATATTTGGCGAAATTATAGCAATATTATTTAGATTAGTCAAGTAGTTTTGTAAATATTATTCACAAAAAGTTTTAAAAGTGTGGATAATTTTAATAGACGGGAATTCCGTCCATTAATCAATCATCGTTTTTATCGCGGTTCTTAACGCTTTGTAGTTCTCAAGTTCCTTTTTCAAATTTTCATTTTCAAGCACCAAATTTATAGCGGCTTCGGTTTGCGTGCTGATTTGCCCTTTTGCACTTAGTGTTCGCAAGCTATCCGCGCTCATCCCTATCCTCTCCGCCAACTCCCTTTGCGTTATGCCTAGCTCGGCGCATACTTTTTTTACGATGTTTTCTTCTGCCATTATAAATCCTTGTTTAATTTAATTTATTTTCTTTGTATATTTTTGTTCGTGCAATACAGCGTGATAAGAGATGTTATAAAAAGCGGCAAAAACAGCCACCAATTAAGAGTAAATTTGTCCGTAGCGAAAAACGCGATACAAAGTATCCCGCAAAATATCTTTACTCCAAGCAATAGGTTACCTAATGCGTCTTGCTTTATATTAATAGCGTTGGTTTGAGAAATAAAAACGTAGCTTAGGGCTAAAAACAGCCCCTTTAAAAAAGGCTGATCATCTTGCGGAGGAATAGTAAAATACGGGATATTTACTATAAAATAAACGCTAAGGGGCAAATACGAAAATAACACCCTTGCTAGAAAATTAAATAAAATCTCTCTTCGTTGAGCCGATAGCAGCTCTTTTTCTTTCGTCGGTTCGGCGTCTAGGCTTATGTCGTTTAACGCATCGTCGTTTCGCATCGGCCTAATAGATCATGCTTATGATAAAGTTGTATCTGTAATAAGCAAACTCGTAAGATACGTTAAAATGAGCCATCAAATACTCGATACCGTAGCCGCGCACGATGAAATTTCTAACCTCGTCGTAGGGCATAAGCAGCTCTGCGGCGAATGCGTTGGCTTCCTGCTCCTCGGCCGTTACTATCTCGTCTATTACGGGATTGTCCGAAAAGTTTATCCTCGGGCGTTCCTTGTCCCTAGAATGCAACATCCAGTGCCCTATTTCGTGAGCGATAGAAAACAGCTTTCTAGTCATAGGCTTGTCGTCTCGCCTGATATAGATCGTTCTTTCCATCGGGTTTAGTAAAGCCTCGTCTATAAGGTCGTCTTTGTATCTAGCCGATAGTCCCAGCTCGTTTAAAATAATAGCCAAATTTACGGGGCGCGATAGATTTGCCAGGCTACCCGACAATAGCTTTTTTGCTTCTGCGGTCGCTCTTGTGTAGTCTGCCATTTTAGCCCCCTTTCTTTAGCTTTCTTATGCTTAAATGTTATCCAAAGTATGCTAAAAGGCATATAAAAGGCATATTTTAGCTAACTTTGCCGTAAGATTTAACGGCTTCGACTATCTTTTTCGCCGTTTGCTCGTCTGTGCCGTAGATCACGTCTCGCAGTTCGTTTGTGTTTAGTGTGTTTAAAAACAACCCCAGCCCCACGCAGTCGGCGGCGTCAAGCCTAACGTCTCGTAGCTCTTTTAATATCTGCCCTAAATTGCAGCGCTCTAATAAATCCGCCAATTCCACATCGGCTACGGCGTCTATACTTATTCTCATTTTTTATCCTTTCAAATTTAAAAACCTAACATTTTTAATCACAAATCTGCGCGGTCTAAGCCGCCTAAATAACCTAAATAGCCGCACGGCTTATCCTTTCTCGGGCTAGAGATGACTAGCCCGCCA